GACAGTATCTGCATTCCAGCAATATCCAGAATCCTTGTAAAGTCCTCGTTCTACGCGATTATTTTTTTCGGCTTCTGATTTACATACTGTTTTGGCGAGTGGGCTTGTCTGGCTAGAATATGCTTCGTTCTGTTTGATGAAACGAATTCCTTTCAATGCGAGTTTATACTCCAACATGATATAGAGTTTCAAATAAGGCAATGTATGAAATTGCTGATTTATTACATGCCCAAAATCTTTTCCTTTACGAATATTTGTAAGGTCTCCAATCACGACTGTATGAATAGCATGATCTTGACAGTATGTTACAATGTATCGAGTTAATTTATGCAAATAATCATGAATAGCATGATTCCTTTTTCGATACATCTTTTTAATGCGTTTCGACGCCTTAGGATATGCCATGCTTTTACTTTGAGTTTTAGCCCATTGTGATTGTGCCCTTGAAATTTCTTTATGAAAATAATGACATAAAGACAGATATTTTCTCCCGATAATGAAAGAGTTATTACTTGTAGAATCATAACACGTCATAAGGTTATGAAGTCCTAAATCAATAGAAAGATAATTTCCATTATCTGGAAGCAATTCGATATTTTTAATTTCATAAATGACAATAATATTGCAAATACCATTTTCAGGTGGATATAATTTTATCTGTTTAATATGATCCATACTCTTAAAAAACAAATTTTTAAGATAAAGATAGCTGATATGGATACCATATTTTTCAGACATATGATTCATCAATTGTTTTGACAAAGATAATCGAACTTGTTCCGAATGATTCTCATGGTTGATCCCTTTTTGTATATAAGTTATAGGAATCCCAGATTTTTTGTATCTTGGAGGTTTGGGGTTTTCGATCCCATGGGACTTTTTAAGTGCATAAAAAGATTTCCAAGATTTATCAAGAATCTTACATACTTCCTGCGCAGATTGAGCAGGTAATTGTTTATACCAAAAATTATTTTTATGAGCTCTTTTTTGATAATACCAATCTGGATATTCTACAGGCAAGGAAAGTTCTTTATAATGATATCTTTCATAATTACAGATATTCCACAGTTTTGATGCCGCATAACACATATGACCAATAATATTTTCTTCTTGTTCTGTTAAACGGATTGTTGTTTTACGTGATAACAACATATCTACAATACTCCTTTGATAGTTTGTTATATTGGATTACGAAATTAAATTAATAATAGTAGCAACTTATATTTTGTGCCAGAGAAATATCCCTGGCACAAAGCTATCTATTCACTTTATCTGTTAAGCTACG